AGCATAACCAATCCATGGACTAGATTTTTTAGCAACTTCTCGCTCGTGTTCCATTGCTTTTGCTTCTGCGGCGATAGCGCCTTTATCGGCATCCATGCGCTCTTTCTCAGCCATGAACTCTGCTTTTAGTTTTGGATCATTGGTTGTCTTAGCCGCAATCTCATAGCTAACGCCACGACCTGCTTTAGCTTGATACTGTGCCCACTTGTTGTTAGCACCTAGTGTGTTGTTTAATACTGTGCTAGATAATTTGCCGCCGTACCATGCGTTTACTGCTAGTAACAATGCAAACACGGAAATAACCATACCTGCTTTGTCTTTTAGTTTAGCTTCACGCTCTGAACGTGATCCTACTGGAGGCTTTGGTGCATCCGGATCTTTTGGTTGTTTGTTTATTAAATTTAAAACTGAATCTATCAATGCCATATTTCGCTCCTATGGATTATGTACTACTATTTAGTTTTTTGGATGTTTTCCACCACAAATTGGGCAGTCTTCGTGTTCTTTACTCATTTTATATCCTCAAATATTTTTTTCTGTGATGTATACCACTCTATCCAAGCATTATACTTTTCTCTAAGTTCATAGTATTTGCCAGCATTTTCGTTAGCATTTTCTATAATATCGCTCAATTGTACTTTTTTGCTGGTATCTAACGGGGTTAGTTTTCCTGCTGGTTCTTGTAACACCGCCGGAGCTTCAGGAAATTTTACAGTAACCGGTGCAGTTGTAGAACATCCTGTTATAAAAGCAACGAGGAAAATTGCTAAAACTGTTTTCATTTTTTCTCCTCTGTTGGATCAGCAACCGCTTTGTTATAATCTATTACTGCTATCTCGGGAACTTTACATTCTGCGTTGATAGCTTCTTTATCTTTTTCAATAATAGTTTTAACAACTTCGACTTTCTTCTCAACAAGTTTAACACGTTCTACAACCTTAGTTTGTATAACAGTATTGACTTCTTGTGACTTAGCTTCGGCTGCTTTTACTTTTTCTTCTAATTCTTTAACTCGTGCATTCCACGCAGACTGAACACCGTATCCGCCGTAAAAATATGAACCCACAACTAAAAGAACGACTCCTATAAGTTCTGCAGGCAATTTGTATTGCCCCATCATAGGAATCCATTTTACCATTTTACTAGCAACATACAGCCCTACACCTAAGGCTAGCATGATGTAATAAATCAAGATGAATATGCTGTCTGGTAAAAGACTAAGCAACCATCCTATCTGAGACATCTAATTAGGCTCCAAACACTTGCAGAGCGTGTTGGTAGTGTGCTTGACGATCTGCAAGACCGATAGTACCGCCGTTGATGCGTTTGGTCATTGTAAGAATGTCGCCACTGTCTGCGTATTGATTTAGATTGTTTGTTTCCCAAAACCAGCAAGCTGATTGAATAGCACCTTCAAATGTGCCTAGATACTCTGGGACATCTTCGACCGGTGTGTCAATGCTTTCTGCAAACTTGGTGTAATTTTGCTTGCCTGTAAGTTGGATAAGACCTCGACCACAATAGCGGAATCCATCTCCGCTTTCTTCAGGGCCGTTGCCCATTCTATTGCCATAGACTCTGTTCGCGATTTTTTCTGGTTGATGTGCATATTGATTTGCCACGTCCATGTTAGGAAAATATTTAGGGAATATTTTGCACAAACTTTCAGGACGATAATTTAAATTTTCGTGTAGTGCTGTAAAGCCGCCAGACTCATGAGCGCATTGTGCCAAGAACGCGGCCACACGCTGTGGTGTATCGATTTCATAATCTGGTAGAATTTCATTTAATGCTTTGTACCAATGATCAACATATGGATTATTTCCAAGTAAGTGAGCTAATTGGTCTTGTGTAAAATCAAATTTAAAAGCCATTATTTTATCCTTTGAAGTAACATGGCAGCGTTGCCATTGTTGAATACAAAATTATCTCCGAGCTTGTTGATATTGTAATCGCCTAATACTTTAGTTAGCCAGAAAATTTCACTGACTGATTGCTCGTCGACTGCTAATGCATCTTCGACGCCTTCTAAGATTGCATCAGTACTACCTTCTTTAATCATACGTAATTGAATTTTTTGATCGTATGGCTTATGGATAGTGATAATATCGCCATCCATGGTGAAGTCATCCATTAGCGTTTTAGTGAAGAATTTTTGAATACCTTCAACACGCACTTGATTCATTAGACCATCATACGCATTTGCATCTGTAGGAATAACTGAGTTTAGTTCAGATTCGGTTACATCATAGATGTGATCTTTCTTATAATACTTAAATTTAAAATCATCAATGCCTGTAAGTTTCTTTACACCGTAAGTGATTTCTTTAATATGTTCTGCTAGCCTTGATGTTCTAGGAATTTCAACAAACACAGAGTATTCTCCGTTTTCGTTTTCACCAGATGATACGTCTGCATCAAGCACAAACATATAACCCTTCTCAATGAATTCCATTAGGTCTTTAGCAGGATTACGATCTTTGACGCCAAAACTTAAAACGCAAACGTCACGATCCTCGCCCATCTTTGATTTATAAGCATCGACTTCGAACAATGAATGAACCATGTCTTTGAGGTCTTCAGCTCTCAATCCTTCGTTTAATATATCACGCATTTGCTGTATCCTGTACTTCTTGCTCGCCTGCATCTGCCTGTGCCGCTGGCATTGCTGATGCATTTACAATATCTTCTATCTTATTGCTGTCAAGGTTTCTGTAACCGCGATTGACATCAGCCATAAGTTTCTTAGGCATTTTAATTTTGATCATCCATACTTCTTCACGGTCAATTTTGCCTTTCTTTGTGCCTGGACGAATATCGCTAGGCTTTTTAATTTTTCTTACTTTGGTAATATACGATTCTGCAATCTGCACCTGGCAGCCGTATTCAACTAAACGCAGTCCGCCTTTTGGCTCTGGCATTTTATCTTCAGGCCACATAAAAGTACATTCTACAAAGTAGCGACTTTCAATAGGACCAGCAACTAGTTCGCCATCAATCCAATTGTCAAAAATGTAGATGTCTAGTTCGTCAATAACACGCTCGAAATCTTTCAGTAGATTTAAGCTATTATTAGACCCGTAAATGTTTTCTATATTAGAAATTATGTCTTTTAGATCGGCCATGTTTTCTCCCATTGTATTTATCAGTCAAAAGATAAACGTAACTTATAATATTCTGTTCAGATCGTTAAATACTTTTGTGTTCGGACACGGGCACAACGGTTGAAAGGTCCGTGCCTAACACGCTAAAAGGAGGGCTAACCTTATATGAAGCGAAAAAGAGCGGCAGTACTGAAAGCTAACACGCAGTATCAACAAGAGTCTAATGTTATCAATTTAGTTGAAAAACAACATCAAAAACGCACCAGGATTCAAATCTATCCTAAAAACCTAAACCAAGAAAGTTACTTACTAAAGCTAAATGATCAGAATAAAATGATTATTTTTGCTATCGGGCCAGCCGGCACGGGTAAAACTATGCTTGCGGTTCAATGGGCTATAGATCAACTGAAATATGGTTCTGCTGATAAAATTGTCATAACTAGACCAGCTGTTTCAGTAGATGAAGAACACGGTTTTCTTCCAGGCGACCTAAATGAAAAAATGGCACCATGGACAAGACCTATTATGGATGTGTTCGCAGAAAATTACAATGCTAGAGAAATTACTAACATGATAACAGAGGGGGTGATTGAAACCAGTCCTCTAGCATATATGCGCGGCCGCACATTTAAGAATGCTGTCATTATTGCAGATGAGATGCAAAATGCCACACCAAGTCAAATGAAGATGCTATTGACGAGACTAGGAACGGGATCAAAGATGGTTGTGACCGGAGACCTTCAACAGGCCGACCGTCCAAGCAACAATGGTCTTTTAGAATTCCTTGGGTTATATAATAACTTTGAAAATCATAGATACGTTGACATCTGCCACTTTACTGTGGGAGATATTGAACGCCATGAGGCGGTAAAGGAGATACTAGCGATTTACGGAGATTCATAAAAGAATGGGGGAGAAATCCCCCATTTGTTATTCTTCTAACAAATCGATTTTATTAGGAGCACCATTCCATTGCTCAGCATCGGGCAATGCAGGTTTTCTTTTGGTAATGACAGGCCACTTATTGCTTAGTCGTTGATTTAAATCAGTCCAAAATACTACATCAATATCGGTATTGTTGTCCGGAACAATAGCATCAATAGGACATTCTGGGACACATACTCCACAATCAATACATTCAGATGGATCAATACTTAAAAAGTTTGGACCTTCATGAAAACAATCAACAGGACAAACTTCAACGCAATCAGTATGTTTACACTTGATGCAATTTTCTGTTACTAGATAAGTCATTCAATCCTCGAGAGTCTAATCAAAGTTGCGGCTAAGTTGATTTCTGCATCTGCACAAAACGCTTGATCAGTTAGCCCTTGTTTAATAATAAGAACTGCGGTATCTTGATTTTTGCTATCGCCAAAGATACCAACATTGTCGTACAACCAACGATATACTTCGTCCATTTCTTCTACACGAATCTTTCCGCATAGGAGTTTGCGACCTTCTTGAATCTTACCGGCCTTAAACAATTCGACCATTTCAAACTTCCACTCCATTTGTCCACTATCTTCTTTAGTAGGAACATGAAGCTTGCCTTCGCTTACGTTTTGTTGTAACAAATTTATGCACTTACGCAGGTCCGGATATGCGCTTGACACATATAGATCAAGTGTTTCTAAATCAAACTCGATATTTTCTTCAACTAAGATAGTTGCCGCACGGGCTGTAAATTCTGTTTGATCTAGTTTAGTAAAGTGAAACTGTTGGCAACGACTGTGTAACGCTGGAACAATTTTATTGGGACTGTTACAGGTTAAAATAAATCTAGCATAACTTGAATATTCTTCAATGATGCCTTTTAACGAATCTTGGGCATTAGGACTTAGACGATCAGCCTCGTCTAGTAGCACAACCTTAAACGGTCCCCAAGCAATACTGCTAATAAAAGGAATAATCCTGTCGCGGATAAAATCAATACTAGTTTCACGACTAGCATTGACTTCTAAAACATCTGCGTCTTGAATTTCTAATTCATTCAACAATGCTTTTGCTAGAGTAGTCTTGCCAATACCTGGGCTGCCACTTAGCAACAGATGAGGAATTGATTTATCTTTGACCCAAGTCTCAACTTGTCTGCGTTGACTGTCATCACGCCAAACATACCCGTTCAAATTTTTAGGACGATATTTTTCTACCCATAATTCAATCATACAATTTTTCCTAATCCTAACCAAATAAGTTGGTCTAATTCAGTTTGGTAATCTTTACCAAGCCTACGTTTTTCATAAATTGATGCAAGTATTTCTTTTCCATCACCGTAGTCAGTGGCACCTGCTCCTCGGCTTTCTAATTCTTCTACTAAATCATCTGTGTCAAACTCTGACAGATCAACGTCTACTTCAACTTCTGTGTAGATAGTTTTATACATTATACTTCCTTATAAACTATAGAGCAATGTGTGAATATTCCAACCTAGCAGGCCAGCCCAAAACATTCCGTGACCAAGACGATACTCATCGTACGCTTGTTTAGCAAAATACATGGAAACTAATGTTACAATTAAATTGAGAATAAACATAACAATCTCCAATTAGTTTGTGTTTTCACTTTTTAGTCCTTTGTTTATTTCGGCAGCGACTACACGCTGTCTTAGTTCAGTAGTTGAAAAACTGTGTCTACGCTGATTGAAATAAAGTTCCATTCCAAGCTGTGAGCCTGTAAACGATTTATTCATATATTCTTCTCCTAGTATGCGAATATCAATAGGATAGGAAAGTAAGATATCCAACAACTCTTTTTCAGTAGCATATGGAATTACCTCATCAACATATTTGCAGGCTTTGATTTGTACAAATCTTTCAAATACACTTTGAACGGGTTTATTTTTTTCAGTAGGACGATCAATAGTAGGATCTGTTTGTAAACCTACAATTAGATAGTCGCATTGTTTTTTTGCTTCTTCAAGCATGATTAGATGACCTGCATGAAAGAGGTCAAAGGTTGAGCATGTAAATCCTGTTTTCATTATTATATTATAGAGGAAAAGAAAGGGCCTGTCAAGGCCCTTTGAGTTATTTGGACAAATATTGTCCTAACTCCGGAGGCATCCACCCTACGGGTTTCAATACCTTACCGTCTTCACGCTTGCGAACTTTGCCAGTTTCTTTATCGATTTTAGCAAAGTTAGTAGCCATAACTTCTTTCCACGCACCTTCAACGTCGGCACCCATGCTGTGTAGTGCGCCAATAGTAACTACCAATATATCAACTAACGCATCTAATGTTTCTATGCGATCGACATTATCAATAGCAAGTTTAAGTTCTTTAAACTCTTCTTCGATTAGATTGGTATACAAATTAAATTGTTCTACATTAAAATTGCCTACGCTTTGATCGCAGGCTTTCATAAATTTTTCTTGATCTCTAAACGGGTTTGTCATTATGCCATCCTATCTATATTTTGTCCCGGACGATTCATACGGCGGTTCATTTCAATACGTTTTTCTTCGTTATCTTTGAGTCTTGCTTTAACACGTTCTGCTTCTAATCGCAGTTCTTCGTGTCGTTTGTCTAACTTCTTGATTTCTAACTGACGATAAATTTCATCGTTTTGTTCAGTAACTCTGTTTATAGAAGTCATTTTAATCCCTCTTTAATATAGCAATTATACGTTTTTGTTCTTGTTCTGTCAACCACTCATCTTCACCGTGGAATGTAGGACATCGTTTAAGTGCTGTGTCGAGCACTTCTTTAATTTGATAGAGATCTTTTTTTAATTCAAAGCTAGTAAAGCCTTCATTATATGGACTTTGCACTTCTCGTGCTAGTGCGTGGATTTGAGTTACTATCTCATCCACGCTCCAACTCATTTTACGTAACTGCATTTATTATCTTGCGCCGAAGTCTTCCGGACGAATAGTTGTACTAGATCCATTTGCAAACTCTTGTCCAATATGAAATCCACTAGGGCGTTCATCGGACACTAGCATTACAGATTTAACTTCTACCTTCTGAAACTCTTTTTCACCCTCGCCATCATCAATTTTAATTTTGCGTGTCCAACGACCGTGCTCAATTAAAACCCATTGACCAGGAACAACGTTGAGATCACACTCGGTGCCAACCTTATAAACTTTAGCCCAACGAGGTTTAACACCGTGTGCTTTGCCATCGTCACTTTGAATAACGATACCACTCTCGGTTTTCATTTCGCCCATGTCCATATCGATCACTAATAGATCTTTTGATAGGGCACGAACTTTAATTTTTTTAGCTTCAAATGCTGCCATGCTATCCCTTATTGGTCTTTACGTGTTATTGTATCGTCTTTAGCGGCACGTGGATTAGCGGCATAGTAATCTGCTAATAGTTGTTCGCGAGTTTTAACAATTTGACCACCTGGTCCTAATTCGTCACCGCGAGCATTTACTTTCATATTGCCCACAGCTGGTAACAGCTCGTTTGTTAGATTTAGTTTTTCCATGTCAACTTGTTGACCGCGCATGCTCATGTAAGTTTTACCCATTTTATTCTCCTTTAAAGAATTCTTCTATTGGTATATTGTATTTAATACTGTCTATCTTATGGACCCCAATGATCCGAAGAATATAACTTGCTACAGAACTACCCCGTCCTACACCCCATACTACATTGTTTTCTCTAAGGGTTTCTACAATATAACGCATAGCTTTTAACACCGGAATCATACCGTGTTTTTTATATAGCTCTAATTCTAAATTTACTCTATCTCTTTCTGCATTTGTAGTGCATTTTGATAGACAAAATTGCTCTATATCTTCATTTTTATATTTTACAGGAATGTTCCACTGACTAATATCGATTGTAGATTTGGGAATTGGATAATGTAGATGTTCGTTGCTTAGTCTATCAAAATAAGCACTCAGCTCGTTAGGATTGGCTAGACACTTGTCCAATATATCTGGACCGTGCCGTAATACACCTTCTATAAGTTGTTCTTGAGTGTTAGTCCACATTTATCAGTTGATCCAAATCGCCATCTAATTGAGTTTTCATTTTTTGTTTATTTCTCATAGATAATTCAGCTTTGTATATTGTAACAAAGTTTGCGAGTTGTGTCAACATTTCTGGCTTGCCAAGACGTTGGGCAGTGAAGTATTTTTTACTCAATTCGAGTATTTTTTCTTCTACTTCGTTATCTTTAAGATGACTAAGATCGTTGCCCAATGGATCAAACATTTTAACTAAATTGTCCTACAAAATGCATGAAAATTTTGTCAGTGCTATGACGCCATACGTCAATGATAACTGGGTTGGTTGCTGATGTTAGTACAAACGGAACTGGAAAACCTGAATTGCGTTTTAGTACAGTACCGGAAGTAGTAATGAATGTAATAGTTCTGGCAGTACCGTCACCATACAATTCTAATCTAACTTTTCCAACACCAATTGGGCTCGATTCGTCAGTGAACACAACATCCCCTGGGAAATTTAAAAAGTCTACATTAGAATTTACACCAAATCTAAAAATTTGATATGAACCATTTTCATAGTCGATAGTTAGTGCGGTAGTAATTTGCCCACCATCAAACTTTTGATCTCTTGTATTTTGAAGAACAGCGTTGTAGATAACTCGTTTTCTAAAATCACTACCACCACTATTTGATGTAGCCTGTAATTCTAAACCTGCGGTATTATCCTGAAGAGCAGTTAGTTCTTCTTTAGCATATCTTAAACTGGTTTTAATTGTGCCGAAATTATCTCGGAACACCTGTGTGTCATTGTCCTGCCCAGCCACAGGAAAGTTCTCATTGATACTAATATAATTTACGTTACTCGTCACGGTAATTTTTCTCCACGTTGCGGAAATGCAAGGTATTTATCCTGGAATTCGCCGTCGATCACATCAATTAGATAACGATCAGCTTCAAAATCGATAGTTTTAAAATCGAATGAATTTAGCTTTATTCTAGACATAATGCCTTCTGCTTTTCCTGGTTTTGCAAAACACAGGGGTAATGCTTTAACATATCCTGGCTCAACAGTTGCATTTGACTGTATAGATCTCATCCATAACGGAAGGAATGTTCTATCAAATGTTCCGGTAGCCTGTATTCTTTTACGCATATTCTTTATAGAATTAGGAAATAATCTCTGATGATCGCGATCACTTACTAGTGGAATATCGCTATCAATTCTAATAGCATCATAGCTAACTAGTACAGGACTATTGATATTATCGGGAAGTTGCACAGTTTGACTAATACTCTTTCCGTTCTTTTCTAATGAATCTACAATGTCTACATAAATTACTTCATATAATACTTCTTGAGTAATAGGATCCTTAGCTACCGCTGATTTCACATTTCCGAATCTTATTCGTTTATTATAATGATTTCTGCTCATCGCCTGGACATAGTTCACTGCATGATTAGTTTCGATTCCAGCAAATAATAAAATTTTAATTTCAGTTTGAACACCAAAGTTTACATCGCCGTAACGATAAATCTCGTCCGATTTAAAGATACTAGCATCAGTAATAAAATTAAACCAATCTAATCTTTTTGACTTTGCTTGGAATGCTTTAAGATATAGATTAGCAAATGTTGTATTATTTTCACCAGTTACTGCTAAACGGAATTTTTTAATAGATTCTGCGAAGTCGGCTGTATCTCTAGCTTTAATTTCAAACTCAAATACTTTGTCAAATGTTGTGTTGTAATTGTCAAAGGTTGTAGTAAATGTAGGTCCAGGAAGGTTATCATAAAAACGTGTAAGACCTGGGCCGTTATTATCGGCAAATTGTTTTACCTTTCCTTCGATATCACCAGTGCTCAATAATGATAGCCCTGGTGGTAACATTCCGGAATATAATTCATAAACAGTTTGTTTACCTACTCTAAGACTTTCAGCATACACAGTTATTGTACTAGGAGTATTGGCTTTAATTGACCCTAGGTCACTGTCAGTTACCCAAACAATAGCACTTTCTATTTCACCTATTAGATCTATGGTAAATGTTTTGTCGCTAGTTGCAACACTCGAAATCCAATAATCAGGCGACTCTGCAGGCGCTTTGTTTCTAGATTCTTTGATACAGATCCAAACAGAATTTTCATAATTGACAGCATCATTGATTGCATAAGTTACTGTAGAACTCCAGTCACCCCTTACGTTGTAACTTACGCTAAGAAGATCTGAAAGAAAATTTACTGCTCTAACCGTGAAGGTAAAAGATTTTGTAACAGCACGTTGGTACGGCACCTTACCGGCTACTTCACCGGTGACCTGATCAAGGTCCATGCCCGGAGGAAATTCACTAGCACTTCCATCTGGGTTTACTGGATTTAAAAAATATACAAGTGAACCGGCGATTCCTGGTGCTCTATAAACTTCTAAAAAAATAGTTAGATAGTTATTAGCTCTGTGTCTTCCAAGATACGATTCAGTAACCCACAATGGATTTCTATTACTCGATGATGATGCCTGGAATACATTAGTATCAACTTGTACAATGCTGTTATCGGCTTTTAAAAATTCTTCAGTAACTACATAAATTCTAAATAATCGTCGAACTTCATTTCTGCCATCGCTGACTACAACAATGAATGTGTAGAATCTGCTTAGACGTCTTGGAGTTCTTGAAACATCACTATAGTCATATGTTGGCTCGTCATACAAAAATGTATCAAAACCATTTGGCCGTGCTTCCATCTTATCCAACGGCATGACGTCATATGCTGAATTGTCGTATGCTCCGTTAGGATTATTAGAATAATCTACAGAAAATATTGGATCGGTATATCCGTAGATTCTTCCAGTCTTGGATAATATTAGTCCTGGAGGTAGTTCGCCGCCTGACGCTGACAAATAATATTCTAAAACATCGCCAGCAATTACATCGTTGTCTTCAGCTTCTAATTGAAAATCTACGTAAGCATTATCCAATACATAGTAGGCATTATTCGGGCCGACGTTTAAGAAACCTTCTTTAGTAACCCACTGTGGAATATCAGACCCATCAACTGATAGAGTAAAGGTTCTATCTTCTAGGTCTATGCCATCAGATGCTCTAACTACAAATCTATTTTCAGTAAAGGTAACTACTTCAACAGGACTGCCTTTTATAACTCCACCATCTAATCTTAGACCGCGAGGTAAATGACCCGCAAGGATTTTATAGGTTACTGTACCTTGTGTCGATGTGGCAGTTAGTGGAATTTCTAAACTTACTCTTTCAGTTATTATTCCTAGACTGCCAGCGGGTGTAATCCATTTCACTGCCATTTAGTCTAAGTCCTTATGGTGCAAGTCTGCCGCCGTCGAGGTCAAGCCTTCCTGGGGTTTCAAAAGTTCCGAAATCGATATTAGCGGTCGTTAGTGCTAATTGCATTGCATTTTGATAATCACCGGTAAGTGGACCAAAATCGTATGTTGTTAAAATGTCAGTAACCGGTAATCTTGTATCGACTGTTATAACAGGTCCAGTTGCGGTTACCTCTGTATTGCGAGTACCTTGTACTGTTATTCTTCCTAAGTTATCTGAATTTGCCGTAACAGACCCAGCGTTTGTATCAATGCGTGTAAACGAATCTGGAGCTGTTGAGTTGATGACTAACGAAGTATCTCTATCTTCAATAAAAATTTTAGTTCCCGGAACCAAATTCTTAAATTCTAAATCAGCTATATTTTTTTGTTTAAAAACACCAAACCCAGTTCCGCCTACATTAGATGCAGTTATAGTTAGTGTAGAATTCAAACTTGCAAAATTTGCATTGACTTTCTGGAATGCTGTACGTAGATCATCTCCCAACCCGTCGTTGACTTGATTACCTAGATTGATGTTTTGTAGTGTTGTCATATTTTACGCTCTCGTTATATTTATCGTACACCAGATGTGCGTCTAGGGTAGGTGTTACCGCTACTAGGTCTAAAACCATAATTATGTTTAGGAAACGTGGATGTTGGGCGTATAGGGCTGTAAAGTGAAGTCCCAACTGGGGGTCCTAACCCTGTAACAGGATCCCACGCAGTTGTTCCAGCGTAGCCGCTGGTGATTTGTGTGTTATTAGTTCCTACAGTTATATCAAAAAAAGCACTGGGATTAGAATAAAACAAAGTGTTATATTCAACACTTGATCGTTGAATTCCAGTCAACTGTTGGTATCTAGCAAGTACGCCTGCAATAAACGGACACGAAAGGCTAGTGCCTCCATAGCCTTGTTGCGAACCGTTAAAATATAACGAATACACATTCATTGGTCCTGATATGTCTGGGATTCCTCGAGCATTTAACGCAGTTGGACTTCCGGTAGTACCATTAGTTATTGGAGTATAATTTAATCCATTTTGCCAAGTTGGTTTTGAAAATATCGTACTAATGCCTCCACCACCGCCCCATGTGCTACCAAATGCCGGATCTCGATTATCGTCTGTTTCTGTTAAACGTGTGTTATCAGAATTTAGATACAGGTGGGTTCCACCGATAGATAATACCTTGGGACTAGAAGAAGGATAGCAAACTTGTAAGGTGCTGTAACCTGGAAAACTAGAGCCCCAGTCGCCCGATGCTACGCATATTGCAACTTTCTTTGCTTCAGCATTGGCAAATGTAGTTGATAAAAAATCCCCATATCCTTCGGTAGTTGCCCAACTAACACTAATTATATGACACCCGTCTGAAATTGCACGATTAAAAATAGTTGACCAATTATTACCGATGTAGATGGTAATATCGGCTTCTGGCACAGTAGTAGCTATACAAAATATATCTACAGTATTTTCTGCACTCGAGTTGTAATCACCAGAGACGCTGCCGGTTTGACCATCGAGCAACACTTGTTTAATTGTTGGGACAGCCATAGTTGATGGAATCAGACCATTAGTTTTAAGATCGGCAAACGAGCTATTGAGATCACTTTGATAAAATCCACCTCCAAAACTAAGGATTCCAATTTTAACACCTTTGCCTGTGCTTGCAGGAATATTGTACGCCTTGGCAATTTGTGGCGGAGTCATGGTTCCGTATCCGCCTATAGCCTGCGGTTCTCCAGTATCAGGATTTAATACTGGACCTACGTTTATTAAAGAAGCCGAACGGATTTCCATAATATGAATTACACCTCTAATCTAAGTAAAGTTAGTGTAACTGTAACTGCCGAACTGCCTCCAGACAGATTTGTTACCGCAAGTTCTATGTTAGTACTCGGGCTTCCTTCATTGCTAAACCCAATAACACCTGGACTTAAAAGAACCACCTGTGAACCAGTAGTAATCACTTCAGCGATAACTCCCGAACCTGGAGTAGGATCGACTGATTGCGATCTGCTAGAATCTGCAGTTCTTGCCGCAGTATCAGTATAGACACGCACCCATGCTGCCACGCTTGTTTGGATCTTATACAATACATATGTTCTGAATCCACCTGCAATGGTTAAATTAGTTGTTCCGTTATTGCCTAATACTCCGGTGGTATTAAAAACATTACCACGAGTTTGTAATGGTGTGCCACCGTAGGTAATAGTAATTTGTCCTTCAGTATCACTAGCAGTAGTAATGCCGCCCGCACCGACAAATTTAATTACTTCGCCTGAACTAATAGATCTTAAAGTAGAATCATCTGCGGCAACAGTTAGATCAAATGTTCCACCACTACTGCCGCCAACTCCGACGATTGGAGTCCAGAATGCCTGTGTGCCGTCTGTGGTTAGATATCTTCCGCCCTGACCTACTTGTGATGGCACTTGACTAATAGATGACCAACTTAGTGCAGAACCGCTAGTTGTTAAAAACTTACCAGGATTGCCTGTTTGTGAAGGAATGCCATTGCTGGTAAGGTATCCGCTATCGTTGATAAATGTAGAAACATTGATAGTCGACAATGCAGTCCACGATGCCAAAGTACCGTTTGTAGATAAAAACTGACCGTTATGAGATGATTGACTTGGTAATCCTGTCAGTGTAGATGCAACAGTAATAGTATCAGTTGAATCGTCGGTAGTTAAACTAATTCCAGTACCGCCAACAAATGTTACAGTATCTGTAGTGTTGTCAGCTAAACATGGATTTTGTCCAGTAACCGCAATGCTGGTAAATCCATATCTAGTATTGCTAACGGTAACTGTTCCTGTTGAAACATCAACACTCATTCCCGAACCGGCAACTAATGATGTAACACCGGTGTTGGTAATGTTGACTGAGCCAGTAGATCCGCTTACACTAATTCCAGTACCGCCTGCTAGGCTTGTAACACCTGTGTTAGTAAAGGTCAATGTGTTGTTTACAATATTGGCGTTTAACGCAATACCAGTATCGGGTGCAAATGATAAAGTAGAACTTGGTCCAGTTGGATCTAACACCGTAGAACCAACCGAAATAAATCTCCAAAGATTTTGTGTGATGTTTGGAGCACTGTTTGTAATAGTTACAACTCCTGTGGTAGCATCTAAGATAATGCCGCCGCCGGCAATCAATTGTCGCACACCAGTATTTGAAATAGTTACATTACCACTAGCTCCACTAACGCCAATGCCTGCTCCTGCTACTGTTGTTAAAACACCACTGTTTGAAAATATAACAGATCCAGTTGATCTATTGACACTAATACCGCTACCTGCTACTGCTTCAGTCACTCCGGAATTATTAAATGTTACTATGTCGTTATTTGCATCAGTCACAATAGAAATTCCACTACCTGCAAATCTTAAAGTTCCTGTGTAGCTATTAGCAACAACGTCACTTTGACCAGTTACTGTAATTGTTTTAAAGCTACTTTCTACAGGGTTTCTAATCAATGCACCGCCAACTGTAGATCCTTCTGGTAAGTTTACAGCACGACCCGATGATGTAACAACAGCATTACCAAGATATAAAGAACTGCCACTTAGGTATAAATCTCTCCATCGTCTAGTTTCACTACCAAGATCATATATAGAATTAGTTTCTGGAATTAGGTCCGTTGAAAGAGCTGTAAGGTCCACCGGGCTCCCGCCGCCGATACTTAGATACAATTCTGTAAAGTTATCGTTGATAGCCTTAAATGCTTGATCAACTGTATCCCATAGAATGGGAGGATTCTGAGAGCTTATTGTTTTTCTAGACATTATGTTCTTCCTACGGCAACTTCAATCTTGCCAATGTGGTCTGAGTTATAATCTTCAAGTGCTTTGCCTATAACAGTACCAGTTCTAGCATTACCGCCTACGGATATTGCCACACCTGGGATCCTGCTGGTTATTAGAAGATCACCTTTACTTATTTTTCCTACAACTTTGACTGGAACACGACCTTGCAATGCTATTAGATTCTTTTCGCCTGGGCATGCACCATACATTGAATAAGCTGCCGTATCACTTACTACACCAGCGATTCTATGATCTTCGGCAGTATCGGAGATAGTAACTTCTTTTTCTCCGCCAAAGATCAATACAGTACCGACCTCGTATGTTTTATCGCCCTCATAATACTCTGCCAAGTCAGCTGAGTATGTTGCCTGCATACGTGAACCTGTACCGCTTAGTTGCCAACGACCTTCAATGTAACCAGTAGTTGTTGGGCCTCCACTAGAGATAGTAGTCAATGTGATCTTTGATGCAGTAATCGGCGCAGGGTTTAAACCATTCTGTGTTCTAAACGAATGGAAATCATTGTCATAGTATGTTGTGTTATCAGCGGCTAATGATCCAGAACCTACTAATACACCGCCACTGCCACTGAAACCATACAATCTAGTTGATCCACCAGTTGCAGTAGATGTTCTAGCCAATGTAGATGTAGCAGTTGATTCTGTTGATAGTTTCAACTTGATGTCTTGTAGCGTTATAGTTCTTGCCGCAAAGTCGCCGTTGGTATCACGTTTAACTAATGTACTGACAGTTAGTAAACTGTCATCATTGACAATAGTATAATCGGCGTCGCTTGAATTACTACCAGTGTTATTTCTACGTAGGTAACCAACACCCGAAAACTGAGATTTTTTAACAGCACCACCAGAGTCAACAACCGTACCAAATGAAACTGTGCTAACATTATCGGTTGTAACTGAGTTATTACCTAACAATGTTCTTGAAGCAATTTGAGCAATCTTAGTAAGAACTAATCCGTTATCCGAAATAGTAATCCAACCATTGGTTGCAGTAAATTGTGCAGAATCAAAACTTGATAACCCCAAGTTAGCTTGACTAATACCGGTGGCATTGACTCTAGTACTTGCCGTAGTCATTGACAATTTACTTTGTAGGATTCCAGCTGAACTGTTGATATCTACGTTTGTAATTACACCAGGATTGATCTGTGCGTCTAATGTGTGTGCAGTTGAATCGATGTTTAAACTAATGTCACCAACAATGGTTGCATTTATTAGTTGTTTACCTGTACCGGTAAATGTTAAAATATCATTTGCATTGATATTACCTGTGGCAAATTCTGCAAAGTTGCTAAACACTAAACTTCTTAAATTTACTACGTCGGTTGGTTGAACAGGATCGGAAACATTTAGGATTCTATGATTTCCTAGATCCATGTTACCTTTCATGGCCAGTTGACCATCTAACGACATAAAGCCGCCAGTTGTTATAGGAATTAGTTGTGCAGACGGAACAATTGTTCCTGCTTGTGTTATACCTAATCGACGTTCAACAAATGTTCTTACCGCATTTTCTGTTGGAACAGAGTCGGTTCTATTGCCAGTCATTGATGTGTCTGTTGAGAATTCAGCAATAGGAACACCGCGTTTGAATCCTAAACCGTCTAAGTTACTTAGAGCAATAGCGGCTGAGAATGTAACAGTACCTGTACCTTGGTCAACACGGAAGTACGGTCCAACTCTAAAGTTACCAAACTGGTCAGTAGTTACATAGAACACACGACCTGAACCTCTTTCTTGAGCTTCGTTTGAGTCAGCTAACGGATTGACAGCGGCACCGTAAATCTCATTTGGATAGTTAGTATCAGCATACGAACCAGTACCAATTTCTAACATATCGTGTCCAGTAACACGAGTTAAAGAAATTCTAATTGTTAGTGTACCAGAAGCACCAGCCGCACGTTTTGGAACACCGCCTTTCAACGTAGGACTTGATGAAAAGAATAAAATATCTCGGACCAACCCAGTGTTTAACGTAATTCTACCGTAGGCTTGACCCGTTGCTGTTTCGTCTTGATAGTTAGCAACAGTATATTCTGTACCTGCCCATACTACTTTCATTCCAACAATTCTAGTCTTATCAATTGGACCAAGTGGAACAACAGCAAATGATGTGTCACCTACACGACCTTGTACTTTACCAAATGAGTGGGTACCTGATTGAGTACCGGAAGTATCAATAGCCGTACCGCCCGGAGTTGCACTGATCTTGAAGGAGTTAGTCAACAATCCAGAGGAAATAACAAAGTAATTTTTTACAGTGGTTAAACCAGTTGGCAAAGCTCCGGTGGTGCTAAGTGCAATGACATCGCCTGCAACTAACCCGTGTCCGTTACATAAGAATGTTGCCCCAGTACTGATGTTTACAGTAAACGGAACACCTTTGCCACCAGCAGTAACAGATACGTTGTTGCCGCTAGTATTGCTAATAGGAGTTGTAGTACCGCCAGGTGTTGAAGTAACAGTAATAACTTGACCGTTTATGGTCTTGATATAGTATGTGAGGTTTTGAGTCAACCCGCCAAACGTTGATCCAAATACGATCGGTATGCCAACATACATTCCGGAGGTACTGGTCAATGTAATGTTGTACGCTGTACCTGTAATAGTAGTTGACGATTGTGTGGTAGTTGTACTCGTTTGCCATGTTGAACCAGCACCTGTACCGCTAATGTTTGCAGTAATGTATGTACCAGCGGCAATACTACCACCAGTCAATTGCATACCAACATAGATAGTGGCGTTAGGCGAACCAACAGTCAACACACCCGATGAGTTGATAGTTGAAGTCAACATAGTCACGGTCGATGTTGCAGTAGTGGTTGCTGTAGTAGTTCTTGAAACTAGTTCATTTGGCGCCCATGCTGTAAGTTCAACGTAGTCATAGTTTTCACGTAACGTTGTTCTTGCCAAACCTGATGGAGCATATGTAAACGAGCCGGAACCAGCACTAGAGGTTGCAACAGGATTTCCGTTCTTGGTTGCAGATACTCTAAAGGTACTAGAAGTAAGTCCGGCATCGATAACATAATACTTTGTAGAAGTACTTAGGCCAGTTGGTAGTGTACCAGTAGAACTGAATGTTACCTGATATCCTGATAATAAGTTGTGACCCGCCGCAGTAATGATTGCAGGACTGCCGTTTGAAATAGTACAAGCAAATCCGCCAACTGGATCAGTGAATGCTTCAAATAGCAATACACGATATACACTTGATGCTGTTTCATTTAATTTAAGAGCAGTTGAAGGTCTTGTAGCAACGTTTACAACATCACCAGTTAAAACAACTTGAGAATTGTTTCGAATGGTCATTAGTGTGCCGTCTGGAATTACAAAACTCAATCCAGCTGCCGAACTATTACCAGAAGTAGAAATATTTAAACGTGCCACACCTGCTGGTTGATCAGCAGTAGACACAGAAGTAATTGAATATCTATAGATGTTTCCATCTGAATGAATAACTTCTAGTTCACTGTTATTCAATGGAACATAGGTATAGTTGTTCACATATAATACTAGACCGCCAACAGTATTTGCATAAGCTCCGCTAGGGAAGTAACAGCTTACACCCTGTGCTAGGTCATAGTACATTGTAACTGGTGTTGGAATTTCTAATGGGTCTGACCCTTCAGCAATTAGCGCATATACACCGTGTGCGCTTGAACCAGCAACAGAACGAATCTGTCCACCGTTTAATGAATAATACGAAACATAGCAATAGTAGGTAAACACAGACACAGCTTCTAATAAGCCACCGTTGGTTACCATCAATCCGTAACCCATGTCGTTGATCTGTGTATAGTCGTTGGCCAACATAGATCTGTTACCAGGCATCAAGACTTCGTATACTCTTTCAAATGTAAGTGTTCCAGAACCCGCATTGGTAATTGGAATGCCAACAATACTGTCAGAATCGTCAGTTACGCTAAACACGTTAGCAGTAAATCCTGTAGCAACAACATAATATTGCTTACCAGCAACTAGCCCAGTAGGCAATGTTCCGGTACTTGCAAATATTAAAGTAGCTCCTACCTGTAGATAGTGATTTTGTAAATTGAATACACCTGGAGTACCGGTTGTTACCGAAGTAATTGTTTGTGCCCCTACTGGATACGGAAATGGTGTAACCAAATCTAGAACAAACTGTGCGGTAGATCCTGTAGTGCTGAATACGTAATCTCTAACATAGTTGATACGATATACGGTATCGTTGACAATGAACGAAGCCGGTAACTGTGGGAATCTCTTTAATGACGCTACGGTAAATCTAGTTTGGCTAGGGTTTCCGTTTACACTAACAGCTCCGGTAATTCTAAATTGTAAGTTACCAGTAAAGCCGTCAATGAACATACCGCCACCGAAACGCTTACGACCGGTGCTTCGCATAAAGCTAGCAGATTCTTGATAGTACGGTGACTTGGCAAGAATTTGCCCTTCTGGATCGAGAACAGCCATGAAGCCACCGTGTCCTTGACATGTAACACGACGAACCATAGTAGCATCGTTTACAAGGAAAACGTCCATTTGATCGTTATCTTTGGGATAGTTTACAGCGCCTGAATTAGAAATAATATCAGTAATTACTCCAGTTAGGGCAGTTATAACAGCACCAGAACCAGTTTCTGCGGTGTAGGCTAAATCAACAATTTGTTCTTTAACAGTATTGTAAACGGTTGGCACTAGAGTGTTAGTGATAACCTGCTGAGCTAGCGTATTGATATAATTGATAGCGGCAACTGTTTGTGATAATTGAGCATGAATGGCAACAGACGGATCGCCAAAGAGTGTAGCTGGTCCTTTGTATTTTAATGCCGCTGATACAGTTCGATTGTATAAACCATACTTCAAGTCGAATATCATCGCATCAACAATAAGTCCTACGTCTCTTGCGCACAAAGATTCGTTATAGACAAACAATGCATTGAAAGGAGCAATAGCACTAGTACATTGATGTTTAATCCATGCAGTAATTTCGTTTTGTATAAATGTCTTATTGACATATAACAATTGTGCGGCAGCTCTATAATAACCAGGATTGTTTACTATAGGATAAACTGGTTGAGTAGAATCTGTTAGATAGTGGTAACCAAATAACTGCGTTGATGTTGCATTACCGTCAATTGTTTTTTCTCTTCTAAAATTTTGAAAAGCCCAAGGACTTGAGCTAATTCCTGTCTTAGGTTTAATAATAACTCTACGGAAATCATCACCTAACACAGCAACGTTTTGTGGAACTTTCAAAGGATAATTTTCTTCGTAGGTTCCGCTTTCAATCCAAACAGATATTTGTTGCAATTTAGTAACGTCACCGTAGGAAATTACCTCTCCTACTTTAAATGCTCCGTACTTGATATCAACGTCAAAAACTTCATCTAGTCCATCTAATGCACCAGTGTGACTAAGAATTTGCGCCAATGCACCGCTGTCCTCTCCACGTAGATATAGACCGTCTCTAACATCTCGAGTTCTTGCTGATATCAAATCGCTACTGGTAACGTTACCAGTAAAGTCTGTTCGCAAGCCGTTGGTGAATAGTTTGAATCTTGGTAAGTCTACAGTAACAGTTGGTAGTGCAGTAAAACCAGAACCTTGGTCAGTGACAGTAATTGCAGTAACAGCACCGCCAACAACCTGTGCGGTACCAAAGGCACCCGAACCAGAAGTATCGCCTACCCCGTTCGTAATGCGAACAGAAACTAAACTGTAATTGTTACCACCGGTTAGGATCTGAATATTGTTTACTTTATAGGTAACATCAAACTTTGCACCAGTACCAAATTGACTGTCGGATAATGTTGGGATTGCAGTATTTCCAGGAAGTACTGAATACACACCACCTGTAATTAGTTTGAATGAAATAACACCGCCAGGGGTACCAGCTGTTGCTAAAACTTGAACTCTTGCTGGAGTGCCTGTTCCGCCAGCAAGGCTAATCATGTCTCCAATTTGATAGTTAGTTCCTTTTGCAGAAATACTAATAGTATCAACAGTCATGAATACTCTGCCGGTAAAACCAGTTCCCGAATCAGGGGATGTTGCAATGCTTGATAATGTACATTGTGCTGTATTATTACCGTAGGTTAAAATTTTCTTGTACGGACCGATCTCTACACGAGATTCAAGCATAATTTCTTCAGCACGTTTTAAGGCAGCTTCGATAGACCTGTAAGCGTAAGCTAACGCTCTACCTTGTAGTGCAGGGCTTACGCCTACACGTTCGTCTGAACCAGACGTTGCTACATATAGGTCAGCAACCGATCCAAACGCAGAGTTATCGACATATTGTTTAGTTGCGGCAATAAGACCATCATAAGTTTCATCATCTGATGGAATTGGGTGACGGGATAGAATCAACGGACCAGTCATTGTTCCGAACGCAGAGTTAGGTGCGTTGGTTCTTGGATCAATAGCGTCTACACCACCTAGTGATACTTTACCGTCTGCATATGCTTTGTTTACAACTTCGTGTTGATAAATTGGCAATAGTGGATTATTTGTAGTACCTAAGTCATAAATGCGCCACTGAGATGCACCGCTTTTAGTTGAAAGGTTTCCACCTAGTTGCGGATGAGGATCTCCAGAAATACTTGCAAATAATGTATTGATTGCGATTTCGTTAGAGTTGGTTACAGTATCTAATTGGATACCGGTTCCGGCTACTAGCTGTTTAAATTGGATACCAGTTTCTGTATTGTTTACAGTTAAAACTGCACCTTCTTGTCCTGCATAGGAACTAGGGGCATCTTCTAGCCCTCTAAATGTAAGTCTCTCTCCGAGACCTAACGAGCTGTATAGCTCACGGAAGTTGTCGTTTACTTTACGAAACGAGTCGCGAATACTATCGCCGGTGCCGTCATTACCGACAACACCTATATCAATAACTTTTCTTGCCATAGTTTATCCTGGATAAATGGGTTTCAACTAGTATTTAGCCCAAAGTTTTATAAGCCTAATGTAAATAAAATATGTTTATAGGAAAAGAAACCCAACAAACACAACACGTTAGGCTCAGTAAGACCGGGCTCGAACACACCTATACAAGAAATAAAACCGTGGCTAATTTCCGTTGCGACAATTGCGGAGAAGAATTTACACGTGATCTAAAGAAGATGGATCACAAAAGGTTGAGCAATAACTATTTTCACGTTTGCTCTAAGTGCGATGCTAAAAGATTTGCCCAACGTAAGGGCGTTGAGCAAAAGAAAATTTGGGATATGCCTGCAAGTACTACATTACCCGTAGGCAAATTTTAAACTCTAAAACTTTCCCCACATCCGCATTTGTCACGTTCATTAGGGTTTGTAAATTCAAAACCCTCATTGAGTCCATTGCGGACCCAATCTACAGTCATGCCGTTTAGATATACCAAACTCTTAGCATCGACTAATACTACAAAATCTTTATGGGCAAAGTTAGTCACGCCCACTTCGTCTGTGTAGGTGTCTACATATTCTAAGGTATAGGCTAACCCACTGCACCCTGTAGTTTTTACACCCAACCGAATACCGACACCGTGGCCGCGTTGTTCAAGCAGACGCTTGATTTTCTTTTGTGCTGTGTCGGTTACGATAATCATTTACGGCCGCTTTGATAGCATCTTCTGCTAGGATTGAACAATGTATCTTTACTGGGGGCAATGCTAGTTCTTCGGCAATTTGACTGTTGCGTATATTAGAAGCATCATCAATATGCATCCCACGAATAAGTTCTGTAACCAAGCTCGAACTGGCGATTGCTGAACCACATCCATATGTCTTGAAACGAGCATCTCTAATAATACCATCTTCGTCTACCTTTATTTGTAGTTTCATTACATCGCCACAGGCAGGTGCTCCGACCATACCAGTACCAACGCCTTCCTCGTCCTTGGAAAAGCTACCTACATTACGAGGGTTTTCATAGTGATCAATAACTTTGTCCGAGTAGGCCATTATTGTGTACAGGTCCTAGTGCGTGTAATAGTACCATCTGGATGTTGAGTTTCTGTCCATACAGTACAGTTTGGTTGTGGAGTAACAGAATAAACTGGTTGTTGCTGTACAATAACAGGTTGCTGTACAACAACTGGAGGTTCGTAATAACGTGGACGACTTAGCTCGTAACCAATTACTCCACCAATAAGTGCTGGAGCGACCCAATTGCCGCCTGCGTAGTATCCGCCACGATAATGGCGGAATCCTTCATGTGCTTGGGCAGAAACTGCACAACTACCCATTCCTGCACACAGAAGGAATATTGTTGCGATTTTTTTCATATTTCTCTCCTTTGAAGAGTTGTTTATAAAATAACGCCTGAGGTACCTAAAAAGTTTACTGCGGTTTTAATGCGCTAGCGGCAGCTACTAATCTTTCAAACACACTATTGTCGTGCGGTGAAACATAGTTTGTAGCGGCGTGTTCGTTGAACACAGCCATAACAGCTTCAACTGCTTGTACCATTTCATCAATTTGTTGTTCGGTTGCCATATATTTCTCCTTTTATGACCCATATTTGTATTTAACATTATACACAGGTGTAAATACACTCACAAGGAGGATTCGTCCAATGTTAAAACATCTTAAAAAACTTTTTGGTATTAAACCAGCTGAGCCAGCTCCAGTAGCAGAAGTTCCATATAAAGTGGAAACTCCAGCACCTGTAGTAGAAGCTACTCCAGCACCTGTAACAGTAGCAGAACAAGCTACTGAAGCTGTAGTTGCATCAATTGCTCCTGCTAAAAAGCCAGCTAAGCCAAAGGCTCCTGCAAAGAAAGCCGCCGGTAAAAAACCAGCAAAAGCAAAATCACAGCCCAAGGCGTAAAGCCTCTTGGTAGAGATCAAAGCTGGCTAAGTTCTTAGCCTTGCTTTCGCACATAATGTCGTGAGTATCTCTAAAACTCAGAGCCCATTCATTTACTGATTTATTCCAGTAAAAATTAGAGTGAGCTCTGAGTTTCTGTTTTTTGTAGCCTGTTAAAAGTAGTGTTGCCATGTCTGGCCGATCGGCAGTTGAATGCCCCAAAAGAATATCTTCACGGCTAATACTATAATGCATAGTAGGCCGGACACCACGCCAAGACTGAACCACCCGATCATACCTAGGGTCCAGTGTCGTGATGTACTCACCTGTCTTAATCCAATGATGATGAATATCAAGTACGATAGGCACCAAGTCGCTAATAGTAAGGCAATCGTCCAATCCATGTGAGTTTTCCTCGTTTTCAATAGTTATACAGTTTCTAGCTTCAGGGCTTAGTTTTGTGTAGGCTTTGCGTATGCCTTCCGGTCCTTGTCGGCCGGAGATGTGTACGTTGATCTTGAAGTCTTGGAATGATTTTCCGTACCCCATCCAGCGGGCCATGTCTGCGTGATATTCGAACTCTGCGATCGAACGTTCGACAATGCCTGGGTTATCACTTGC